TCAACTACTGCTTTTGCTAGCAAACCTTCATCACGAAACACTTTTTGCATCTTGTTAATTTGGTCTTGTGCCTTAACAAATGTATTTTCAACTGCGTTTTCTTGTGAATTGTATGCCATTTTAGATTCCTGCTAACTGTCTTAACATGTTGATGTTTTCATCTTGTACTACTTCAGCTTCTTGCTCAGCACTTTCTAAATTTCCCATAGGCATACCCATATCATCTAGTCTATCCATGATCCATTCTACTGGATCTCCGTCTCTGGCTTTTGCTGTACCATATGGCATCTCACCTGAGTCTAAATAGTAACTGTATAAATCCATGTACAATTCAGAACCACTATCTAAATCTCCAGTTGCCTTCATCTTTTTAGCGTCTTCTGGATGTTTCATCATAATTGCTTTGATTTCTTCATCTTCTTGAGGAGAGTTAGTGTAATCATATTCACCTGGATATGGTGCTTCATCTACATGTTGTGCACCAGCAAGCTGTCTAAGTCTGTCTAAATCTTCACTATCAGTCACTTTGTATTTCTTGCCATCTACTGTAAAACTGTCATCGCCATCTTCTTCAGCATCAATTTTTGCTTTGATAAATTTGTTTGCTTCGTTTGGCTCTTCTTCAACTTTAGCTTCTTCAACAGATTCATCAGCTTTTTCTTTTTTATCTTTGGCGGCTTTTTTCATTGACTCTTCTTTGTCACCGTCACCATCAATATCTATGTAATCTGGTTTTGCTTTTTTCTCGTCAACTTTGTATGCTTTCCAAGCTTCACTAATATCTTCTACTTTATGATCTTCGTATACTTTTGTTTCGTCTACATTGACTGGTTGACCATTTGCACCCAAGTAGCGTCTAAGGCTTAGATCCGCAGGACTTCCTAATGGTCCTTTATATTCATCTGGGTTAGGTTCAGTAGTGGCTTCACCGGGCATTTCTTCTGCCACAGGAGCGTCTCCTACTAGTTGATTTAACTGCTCTGGAGTTACCAAAGCAATCAGTGCTTTCATATCTTCTCTGCCAGTCATTGGTTGTTCAGCTACTTCTTGTTCTACTGGTTTTGGTTCTATTGCAGGTGTATTACTTTGCTGAATTCCTGCTAGTTTGTATAAGTCCTCTAATTGCATTTTATTACACCTTATATTCTGTTTGTAGCTCACTCTTGGGAGCATTCTTTATCATTTTTTCATTGTAGGCATCACCAAAGTGATCTTCTACTTTTACTTTTTCTGCATCTTTGTATTCGGCGTCAGCTAGTACACTAGTAGCTTCTTCATCTGATTCTTCCGCAACTTCCCAAAGTTCTTCGGATTCGTTCATGCTGTTAACAATCATTTCTCCTAAACTTACACCACAAATGCTTGCAATTTCTTCTTGTATTGCATTTGTTGTAGCTGGTAATTTTGTTTTGATATCATATGTGTATATTTCTCTCGCTCCTACGTCACCAAATCCACGTGGTTTGTGCATTACAGTTTTCTTAGGTGCACCCATACTTTCCATATTATATTTTTTCATATGAGATTCTACTCTGTCCATACAATCATCTGAAATCTCGCTTAGACTACGTAGTCTGAACTCATATGTTTTCTCAGATTCTGCTAGATATTGTGCTAAACTTTTCATCGCTGTTTCCTTCATTGTAATTATTTATCAGAGTTATTCATTTTTTGAATCACAGCATTTATTAAAGTATTGCGATCTTCAAACTCTTCAGCTTGACCTTGCACAGGCTCTGCACCTGGCTTATTTCCTTGTTGATCAAGCCTTGCTTTTTGTATTTGTAGTTGGACCATTTTAAGTTTCTTGTCCATTTTTGCTGTTTTAGCTGTAATAGCATTGGTCATCATTTTACTTGCAACATCAAATACACCTGCCGCATGTCTATCTTCTACATTTTGTCCTAGATCCATAAGGTCTTTGAACGCATTCATTGCTTGACCTGCATAGTTATCCATATCACTATCAAGTGTTTCAAGATCTCTTACCATTGGCAATGCTGAATCAATCTTGTCTGCAATGTCTAACTGTTCTTGCATTTTACTAAGATCCAATCCTAGAGATTGTTCTTCTTGATCTGTTGGATATTGTGAATTTACTTCATGCTCTACGGGAGGTAAATCAAATACATCTTCAATTTTTTTATTCATGCTGTTTTCCTTTTCTTAGGATTATTAAACAATTCATTTTCTGTAAGCACTCTGAAACCTACTCCCTGTCTAAGACAAAACTGTTTTGCCGCTTGCCACTTTGCTTCATTTATAATTGCTTGTGCTTTTTGCACAGTTCCTCTGGCATATGCTAGTGTTTGTCCTGCAGGTTTTATTTCTACCATTTCAGCTTTTCGATTTTTATCTTTGTCTTCGTATATAATAAAAAAATCAGGTACATAATGTGTATTTTTACCTGTAGCTGGATTACGATAAGGTATCCTATGACTCTCACTTGCCCATGCTAATATGTTTGGATGGCTATCACACATACGCATAAACTTTAATTCCCAGCCACTACGGTAGCGTGGTCTGTGCTTTCCAATATACTTTCTTGGATTGCGTACTTCGTATATGCCTTGTTGAAATTTATGTGCCATTCTAGTAGTATTTATCTAGAACTTTTTATGTTGGTCCTACATCTGCACTAGAGTCAGCGGGTAGACCTTTGGGAACTATTCTTGTTACGCCGTTAATTTCTTGAATCATTTCATCTACGCCTGGAGCACCATCAAATGCTCTTCCTAAAGTTTCAATGACTTGTACACCCGCTTCTACAGTTTGTTTAAGTTGTGCTGGTCTATTCGAAACTGTACCTGGAATAGTACCGCCAATTGCCTGACTTTGAGCCAGAGCTTCTTCACCTGCACCTGTACTAATTACACCTACATTGAAATGTTCTGGTTGAAAACTTACACTGTATTGTATAGGCTGGCTATCTGAATGAGCAAGTGTGTCATGAGTCATATTAGTAATCATACAATTATAAAGTGCAAAGGACCTACCGCCTTGAGCTGAATCTCTATTGTGTATTCTAATTTCTTCAAAAAAGAATCTACTGGATTGTGGTACAGATTTTGCACCAAATGGATGAGTTGATCCTGCTCCAAACTCAGATTGAATAGTTTGGTATTCATTAAAATTACGTGTGTCTAAATCATGTCCGTGAAAATAATGTCCACTATATGCTTTAAGCAAAGTTTGAAATATATTGTCTTTTGTATCATAAAAAACTATTGGTACTGTTCCAACTTCCATTCTTGTTGGAACATATCTTTGCCTATTATATTGATTTACTGGAACAATTCCATAACTTAGGTCAGGAAGTCCTACACTTACTACTCTATGGAAAATAAAGTTTCTTTTGATACTAGCATCTTCCATAACTACATTTTCGTTAAGTATAAACTCAATTTGAAAATTATATTTAAGTCGCGGAGTAGCGACAGGCATATCTGAATCAATTCCGAAGTGTTCTGCGGCGGCATTGTAAGGGCCAGTATTATAAATTGCCATTCGCTAAACCTCTATGATTGAGTGCCTGCACCTGTAGCATTACTTAATGTTTGATCTGGTGTTTCACCTGTTAATGTAGCATTACCTGCCGCATCAAAAATCTCTGCATTATCGTAACGAATTGATACAGTTACCTGAACTTGTTCACTACTTGCATATGCTAATTCACCATATGTAATATTTTGAATATAACAACCTGCAAGTTCAAATTTATCAAGTACACCTGGAGTCGGATTTGCACCATCAAGTGTTTCTACTGTCATTTGAAACTTGTAACCTGCACCACTTCTTGTGCTTGATTGGTTTGCATGGTCAACTTGTCTATTAAGTTGGTTATTTAATTCTCTTAGTACAGTGCTATCTACGTCATCACGTAATGTCACTGACATTGGTTCCCAAGTATGTTTACCTGCTAGATAAATTCTTGAGTTGTATGTGTCTAATAGTACTTCGTCATGTGAAATATTTGGTCTACTCACACTGATTACACTCCTTGTTGGAGTTGCACTGAAGCCATCGCCTATAAATGTTACCCTAAAACGATATTGTAGTTTGGGCATGATTGTTGTTGTGTTTCCGCTGTTGTCTGGAACACCTAGTGTTGTAATTACTGCCATTTGATTCTCCTCATAATACCGGCTAACAGTATTTATATTTTTTGTTCAAAAAAATAGGCACCCTAGAGTGCCTAATTAAGTATTATGTTAATTATTTTTAGTTTGTTGCGTTTAATGTGCCTGTATTCACCAATCTAATTGGAATATAAATGAATTCTGCCGCTTTTGAAGGTTCAATTGCAACGTCTACATAAAATTCATTTCTATCTATTCTTGCTGGTGTGTTGTTACTAGTGTCACAAACTACTGCAAAGTCATTCAAACCTCTTCTACTTAGAATATCTGCTAAGAATCTTTCGAATGCTACTTTAGCTCTTGCTCTTGTTTGTTCGTCATTGATTTCAAACAAGAATGGTCTAGCTAATTCGTCAAATCTATCTCTGAGATATGCTACAAGTCTAGCAACATTTACTCTGTCAAGAGCACTTGTTGTACTGTGTAGAGATTTCTGTCCAAATATTACAGTTCCTTGTCCAGGGAATGTAGTAATTGGGTTAAGTTTAACTGTATACATTGAGTCACGCTGACCTTGAGTTAAACTTACAGCTTTGAATTCATTTTCAGTTGTAATATGTCCAACTGCACTTGCATTCTGTACAACACCTCTTGTTAAACCTGCAGGAGCGAACCACTGAAAGCTGATATTGTCGTTGTATGCAAATGTGTATAGTGCCATATGACTTGGTGGTACTGTAACTGTTGCACCATTTAATGGTTCAGTTGTTTGACCTGCTGGATAGTACACTGCTGAATATGTATTCTTTGTTACTAGTCCATCTTCGCCATTTTCTGTAGCACTTCCTGTGTTGCTTGTCCAACCAATTACATCAGTTGGTGACTTACGCATTGGTGCATCAACAATGATAAATGCTGTTTCGCCTCTATCACTATTAATTGTTACCATTTCGTCTACTAGTTCTGGATAACCTGGTGCGGCAATTAAGCTAAACCTATTGCTAGGATCTCTTAAATCTGAACCAGCGGCTTTGCTTTGAATTGCAGTTGCAACAACTTTACGTTGTGCATATCTACCAAATGCTCCACTACCATCTGCGTGGTTGCTTGCACCGTTTCTCCAAGCAGTTCCATTCCAATTACGCACTGTGTTTTTACTTTGTGCCATGTTGATAACAACCATACCTGCTGGATATACACCTGCACTTGGTGCACCAGTAACTGTAGTTGCTTTACCACCATTACTATTATCACTTGCTGTATCTGTAATATCAGCAAACAATACACCATTTGATGTAGTTTGGTCTGTGTTACTGTGTAATACCCATGCACTGTTTCCAACATTACGTTTGTAAATTTTTGGATATGCACGTTCGTTAGCTTGTCCTTTACCAGCTAGTGTTGTATCGATCCAAAGATCGCCTGCACTTGGTGCAGTTGGAGCAGTTGTACTATAAGTTGGTGTTACTCTTGCATAACCACTGTCAACTGTATATACATCTAAACCATTAATAGTGTCATCATGCCAATATTGTCCAGTCGCCGCTGTAGCTGTCGGAGTATTAGCTTGTGCAATTAGATCAGGTGTTGTTAATGCACCTACTGCACCGCCAGTTACTACTTCTCTTACTACAATTGTACCACGTGTATTGGCTTGTTGGTCAAGTAATAAGTTACCAACTACGGCTGTACTTGCTGATAATACAGTTGCACTTGAACCATCTTGTGCTACAAAATCACCAATTGCGCCAGCACCATCTGCTTGAGTTGTACTGATACCTTGTACTGTTTTTGCAACAAAGGCTGTGCTTGTGCTACTGTATGCAAAGAATTTTAAATCAATTCCGTTACCTGCACTTGTAGTTTTAATCCATATATCACCTGCGGCAGGTGAACTTGGTGCACTATAATGTTCGTCGTATGATGCAGTACCTGCGGCTAAACTGTTGTCAATTAATTCCCAATTACCGCCTGCGCCGTGAAAGTATTGTAAACTTATCTGTCTAGCGGCGGTTGTTGAAGTTTCATTGTCAACATGAAGAACAACAAGATATGTGTCGTTAGTTGCGGCACTTGACGCTGTTCCAGGTGTAAAACTTGTGTTACCATCAACACTTGCTTGTGTACCTGTTGCATTA